TGAAGTTACTTTGACTGAGAACACTGCTGTGGTCTTGGTGTACTGAGCCAACTGCTCTACGGTCACACCTAGGTCAGCGCACAGTGTCTTGTAGTCAACCGTGGAGCGATTGGCCTCGATGTATGTGGCCTTGAACAGTGTGCCCTCTACCACCTTAGCGCCACCTGCTGATGCTGAGTCCTTGATGCCGTCCTTGATGAAGTCAGCGCGGTCTGTCAGCACTTTGATTTGTGCAAGCAACTCACCTAGTACGTCTGCTGATAGCGACTGAACCGATTCTGTTTTAAGTTGTACGTTTTGCATTTGAATCTCCTTGGTATGCCTGACTCCGTAGCCAGTAAACGTATATTAATTCAGAGTTAAACAACTTGTCAAGCATTAATTGCAAATTAAATTAAAATAATTATAAGTTCATGTTTTTAATGAGTCTTTGTATGGTTACGTTGAGGGCATCAATCTGTTCCATCTTCATAACCCTCCACATATTCTTCTGCCCATGCCAACCATTGAATGCGCCCTTGTGACAGTCTACGCACAGTGCAATGACAGTGTACTGGAGGTGTTGCTTGAAGTGATGCGCCTCCGATGGAGCTGGTGCATTGCAGACGCTACAGGGTAGCGCCTTGACCATGCCAACGTATACACGCTCTTCAGAGGTTAGCTTGTTGTTCATATTGTGGCTCGACCCTCAGCCCTAGCTGTAGCTTGCTCCGTTCTCCAAATTTCCACACGTTGTTGGGCACCTATCAAGTCCCACCTGAGCTTCTCTTCTGCCTCTATTGCATCACGTAGACCTAGTAGCATAGCTTGGTAGTCTTCGTGGGCGTATGCCTCCCTCTCCTGAGCGCCAATAGCTGTCTCCATAGAGCGCTTCATCAGCAGAGCCTTGAGACTCTTGCGGTACTCTTCCAAGTAAACACGCTCCGACTTAGCCTTAGCAAAGTTCTTGCCGTTGAGTAGGATGTAATCGACTGCGTCGTGTGGGTCAATCTCTCTCATGCTGTTTCTCCTGTAAAGTCCTTGCGTGCATCCATCATGCGTGCGGCTTGTTCGTATGCGGCGTATGCAACCTCCTTGCTCGTGGCTTTGGTGGATGCTCCCATAATTTTGTACAACGCTATCATTGCAAATACATCTCTCATCTGTGCATCTTCCATATTGTCTCCAATCATTTTTCTAGCCCCTTTACCAGAGCAATAACATCGCCCAAGTCCTCTACTACAAACAAACTACCCTTCCAACTATCGTGAAACTTCTGCTCATCTGCTGTCAGTGCCCGTGCAGACTTAGCCTTACCTCCGTCCTTAATCTCAACCAGAGCCGTCTTCTTGTTCAGACCAACGGCTATGTCAGGACAGCCACCACCGACTTGGTGTAGGTGTAGCACCGAACAACCAAATGTCCTGAACGCGGACACCATCTCTGCCTGATTCTTGTCAGCTTTAGCCGCTCTACGCATCTCTCCAATCTCCATTAACACCACGGTTGCCACGCTCCCATTGATTGACTACATCATTTTGCAGGCATGAGTCTGGGTGCTTTTCATTCCATGACCTAACAAACTTCCACGCCGCACCCCGGTCATTTACCCTCATGGACAACACGTGCCTCACCAGACATTGGTGTCGGAACGCATCATCCCCTTCACCCTCTTTAAAAACTTCCGCCATGGTCAAATGCCATTGTTGTTGCGTCGTGTGCATCGACGAACTGCTGAGACTCTCTCTGATACCAAAGTGAATACCACTCCTCAGCCTCTCCATTGCGTTGCTTCTCGCACATTAGGTGTGCATCTGGTGTTAGGTAATCTACTGCGCCACCAGTCTGCAATTGATGTTCTTTCTTTTTGTTGCGCCACATCAGCAACACGTTGTCCACTTGGTCGGAGATAGAGCCAGAGCCCTTGATGTCATTCTTGTTAGGCGTGACCTCATCACTAGATAACTTGCGTATGTGGTGTATTAGGTGGATGTGTACGTTGTGGTCACGAGCCAGAGCAGTCAACTCATCTACGAAATACTTCTGTGCGTTGTAGTCATCCTCGGCAGACACGCACTTCATCAGGCTGTCAATAAAGATATGACCTATGCCCAACTCCACAGCGCAGTACCTAGCCACAGCAATGACTTGCTTGGTGGTCACCGTTCCCTGTTGGTCATACAGCCAAATCTTGTTATCAGCGAATGACTCAAAACGCCCGATAATCTTCTCAATGAACGAGACCTTGGACATCATGTGTGGCTCCTCAAAGTTTTGACCACAGAACTGCCTAAGCATCCGACCCAGTGTGCGCTTGGGCTTCATCTCGAATGAGGCGATACATATCTTCTGGCGTTGCTTCATTAGACCTAGCGCAATCTGCCCAGTGATTAAGCTCTTGCCGCCTCCGTTGCTACCAGCGTACAGGGTAACCTCACCGGGGCGAAATTGGAATGAAGACTTAGTTGATTCCCACGGCATGGTCTGGAATATCTCTTTGGTTGGACTCTTGAACTCGTCAAGTATTTCCTTTAGCCAATGACTAGCTGGCTTAACTTGCTCGGCATGGCTTTCTGCCGTGATGTATTTATCGAAGTCAACATCACCATCACGGATAATGCGTACACTACGCATCTCGTCAAGTGCCCTAGACTTCTGCTCGATGTTAGATATTTGCATAATGTGTTACCTCCTGAATTCGTTCCCCAGCTAATTTAATCCTTTGTGTATCGGCATGGGTAAGCTCTTTACTGTTAGCTATGTCACTAGCCGCAACAGCCAACAACAGCGCCTCGAAAGATAAAATACGCAACAAGTCCGTAGCGTAGAATGCTGGCTTAGTTGGTTTGTGGTGATGCTCTTCGTCCCGTGGTGGGAATAGGTCAACCAAGTCCATACCCACAGCATTAACAACTTCTGACGCGGTACAACCAGCAAAGCATTTCAATAACACTGTACCGTCTTGCGTCTCACGAATTGCCAGTGAAGGTGATTTATCTTTATGCGCTGGACAAGATGCTGTCCAAGCTCCCCTTTTACCCTTAACTTTGTCTAATCTTGATAATAACTGTTCGACTGGTGTCATAATATGCCTCTAGAACTCACTAGGATGCTCGTCAGTAGACGAACGTATGCTGTTATATGTATAGGTAGCCTAGTCATCATCAAAGTCGATTCCTGAGCGTTCTGAGGGGTTTGTGTTTTCCACAAATTCACGCAGTTTCACAGGGCTAACCCCTACGATTGCACGCCTCATTGGTGTTGTTGCCCCAACGCCATCCTCCCACCGTTGTTGATTTATGTACGTCATTGGTGCTGGTTCAAACCCTGTAACCCACTGTTCACTGGTCTTGAGAGCTTGTACGCTAGATAAAATCTTAGGCGCTATCGCATCCAGACCAGACGACTTCCACTTTTTCAAACACGCAACCTTGCCGACCTTGCGTTTCGACTGAGGCCACAAATTCCAGAACTCGTCGAATTTCGACGAAGGGGGTATAGGGGGTTTTATATTGGTTATTGGTTCTTGGTTAGTATTGCCTTCGTATGTTTCTAGTAATGCCTTCGTATTACGTTTGTATTGCTTTCGTATTACGTTCGTATCAGTACCCTTGGTTTTATTAGCCCAACGGACTGCTACCGATGACCTAGCTTTATCACTTTTTTGGTGAAATTTTAGTATCTCACTGTCACATCGTGTATGTATGTAGCCATTTTCTGTCAACAAAAAGAAGTCATTCAACACATTTATTAGTGCTTGTTGCTCATCCTCTGTACGGACGTTATACGAACGTATCAGTTTCGTATGATTAGCGCAAATGGGTTGTTCGTCAAGATAGTAAGTATCTAATAACTGACGATATAATCCATGCTCTAGCAAAGACAGGTGGGTAGTGTCTCTACGATAATCACCGATATTGTGAAAATAGTAATTCATGCTTAACCCCTCGCTTGTGCCTTCAGTTTTGTCTTCAATCTTGGTGCCCTTAGAACTGCCGCTAGTTTTGGATTCTTGTGTGGCTTTGGTTTGCCCCTAGCTTTTAGACCTAGCTCTATATTGTTAGCAACCTGTGCGGTGTACTTTGCTATAGCGTTATCACAGTTATAGTTGTGGTATCCATCGTCCGCACGAACAAAGAACTCATCTATTACCGACTCAACCGTATCAACGTCCATTTGGACTTGTATAGCAACTGTTTCGATATTTAACGAAAGTGGCTTCTCGCTAATATAGTACAGGTCAAGCATACGTCTGTATGTAAGGTCTTCGGCATCTGAGATGTGGGATGTCTTATTGACGTAATCACCAACGTGGAATTTGTACCATATCATTTTCTTATATCTCCAAATACGTCAGGTCGTAGATTCCTACGACTCACGGCACCACGGGTATAGCGCTCGATTTCAACGCATAACTCAGGGCTTGCTTGCTTACGGCTACTAATGACAAGTGAGAGCCAAGTTTTGGATATACCCAACGACTTAGCCATTAACAATTTAGAGCCTCGCGGCTTTCCTTCAAAGAACTTTTCGAGTGTCATTTCAAATCTCCGTAGTTGTGAATCTATTTGCATATTACACTAATAAAAATAGTTTGCAAGGGGGTTGTAATTTAAAATTACATCTGATACATTGACAATTAGTTTACTGTGGAGATAAAAATGAAACCCAATAGAAAGATACAAACCGCTACCAATAAAGATTTAATACTGGACTATGTTCGTAACAACGAGGGTTGCACCAAACAGCAAATGATGGAGCGCTTCTGCCTAACCATAAATCAGATGAACAATATTTTACACAGATTAAAGCCGTCAATTGCTCTTGTGTTGACGGGTAGCCAAATATCTCGCATTGGTACGTATCGCTTACGCACTGATGAGGATATAGAACGATTCGTGGTTAAGCCTACGATTGAAGGTGCGCGTATCGTCCATGCTGGAGATTTGTTAGCTAAAAAATATGGCTACAAGTCACCAGAACTTAGAAAGCCAGCCAAGGTAACAATCCAAAGTGGAATGGGAGGTAGTGTATATGACTAAGTACAACAAGCAAAAACGGCAAGAGAGTCTGGAGTGGCTGAGGTCTAGGGGTAAGTGGGTATTAGATAATCAGTACACCCCAACGAACTCAGTCAACACGGATATATTAAAGACCTTTGAACGCATTAGACAGGAGATGAAAATTGAACAATAGCGACGTTGATGGAAATGATTTTGGAATTGATTCAGACATTCTGATGCATCAATTACATATGGAAAGAATGCAGATTCTTGAAGAAGCCCTCACTAGGGCTGAGTCAGGTGTTGCTAGTAGAGCCGACTGGGAAACCATTCGGTACGAGTGTGGTATGGGAGTTTTACATAAAGGAGATTCAAATGGGATTCACAACAAAGTCAAGCGGGTCGTCATGTAGTTTTGTACAAGTGCCAGTAGGTATGCATCTGGCTAGGTGTTATAGGATTATTGATTTAGGTACACAAGAAAAAGAGTGGCAAGGAAATAAAAAAAAGATACCTCAAGTGATGTTGCAATTTGAGATTCACGGTGAGGACGATGCTGGTCAGCCAATACTAACAAGTGCAGGCAAGCCAATGTCTATGTCCAAGACCTACTCAAACATCCTGTCCGAGAAGTCAAATCTTAGACTTGATTTGTGTTCATGGAGAGGTAAAGATTTCACTAGGGCAGAGGAGCTTGGCTTTGAACTATCTAACGTGATAGGTGTGTGGGCTATGATTACAGCGGCTACTAGCACTAAGGATGGCAAAGAGTACACCAACATAGTATCCATCAACCCAGTTCCTAGCATCATCAAACAAGCTGGACTTCCAGAGGGAATTAATAAAACCCAGATATTCTGGATTCAAGAGCCAGACATGGAGATGTACGAGTCATTCTCTGAATTTACTAGGAAAAAGATAGCGCTGTCTCCAGAGTGGCAAGCTAAGTCAGCTCCAGTTAAGCAACCAACTAGCGCCCCAGTGATTAATCCTAGCTCACCATTTGATGAGTTTGAAGATAACTTGCCGTTTTAATTGGAGAATATTATGAGAATAATTTATATAATTATTGGCTTGTTTGTATGTGGTAGCGCATACAGCGATACATACCTCTACGGCAATATGGGGGCTGCACTGGGAAGTGCTACTACGGTTGGCAATATGACTGTTTACAGCAATCCATTTGGCAATGTAGTGGCGACATCCATAACACCAACTCAGGTTGGCAACCAACCTCCACCCCCAACCATACTGGATAGCAGTATATTTACGACAACCACAGCCACCTCAAAATGAGGTTAATGAGGAATTCTCGTGCGCCCCACATAGACTTCAACGAGTTTCGAGGGATGATTAAGTCCAACCCGAAGATTCTGCCATGTGACATAGACATGATAATTGAGCGTAAAGGCAAATTTCTAGTCGGGGAGTGGAAGAGGGAAGGGGAGAGCATGAGTCAGGGGCAGGTGCTGTTGTTGCAAGCCCTAGCAAAACAATCACAGTTTGTTGTTGTCGTCATTCATGGGCACACGGATGACGATACGGTGGTTTTTGGATTTGATTGGATTAACAAGCGAGGTGCATTAAAGCACGGAGGAAAGTGCTTTGATGACCTAAAGAACTTCATTGGTCGTTGGTATGAATACGCAGATAGGGGATAAAGATGACTAAAAAATACAATTCTAAAATAACTCTGAAGGCTGACTTTCTTCTAGTTGAGGGTGAAATTGGCAACTTAGATAGATGGCGTAAGAATAGCTTGATGGTCAGGGCTGACCTACTGAAAGATTGGGTTGGATTGTTGCAACAAGAATACGAGAGAACCGTGATTGAAGGAAGAAAGGAAATGAAAGAACGACAGAAACTTGCACAGAAGAAGCGTAGTATACCAAATGTGTTTTATGGCATCTTTGGTAAATCTAAGGAGTAAGAAATGAAAAAGACTGAAGCATGGACTCGCAAAGAAGGCAAGGCTGAATCTGGTGGCTTAAACGCTAAGGGCAGAGCCTCTTACAACAAGGCTAACCCAGACAAGCCGGGGCTTAAAGCTCCACAGCCAGAAGGTGGGCCTAGGAAGAAGTCATTTTGTGCCCGTATGTCTGGCATGAAAAAGAAACTGACAAGCGCTAAGACAGCTAATGACCCCAACAGTCGTATAAATAAGTCCCTGAGAGCATGGGATTGCTAAAGGATAACCAATGTCACTAATTGCAAAAAACACACACGTTCAAGAGTCCACACATTGGTACACCATGGACGGCGCACCCCAGTACACCGTTCCATCTAAGAAGGATGGCTCGCCACGTAATACTACGCTGAGGGACGCTAGGACAATGAACCTAGTTCCTAGTGTGACTACAATATTGGGGGTGTCGGCTAAGCCAGCCCTGATTAACTGGCTACAGCAACAGGTACTTATGGCGGCTCTTACCCTACCCAAGCGGACGGACGAGCTTGAGAAGGACTACATTGACCGTATCATCCAAGACTCCAAGGAACAAGGTCGTTCTGCGGCAGATGAGGGTACACGCATCCACGAGTCAATACAGGGGCATTACGAGGGCAAACTAACCGTCAAGCACCGTGAGCATATCCAAGGCACAGTTAACGCAGTAGAGGCTCATTACAGCGGTCACAAATGGATATGTGAGAGGTCGTTCGCTCATACAGACCTAAAGTTTGGTGGAAAGTGCGATATGCACTCAACCAAAGACTACGGCATCGTAATTGACATTAAGACGAAAGAGTTCACTGACCCAGACAAGGTCGAGGGCTACGACGAACATCTAATGCAGTTAGCCGCCTATAGGGTTGGGCTAGGTATACCAGAGGCTAGGTGTGCCAATGTCTTCGTCAGCCGTAACGTGCCGGGGTTAGTTGTGGTAAAGGAGTGGGAACACGACGACCTGATACGTGGGTGGAAGATGTTTATGGCGCTGTTGCAGTATTGGCAACTCAAAAACAAACTGGAGGATACAACGTGCTAACCGAAGAAGAGATTACACAGATATTTTTTTATAGTGACAGACCTCGTCCAGACGCAGTTCTGGCTGTAGATGTAGACCTAGTGCAGTTTGCTAGGAACATCGAAGCCTACGTCCTAGCGAGAGTTGCGGACTAACCCACCGCGTTTTTTCTTCTGTGGTTGCCTTGGGTTGTAATAGTCATACCCCATCTGAAATGGGATTAGACCCAACCCACCAACCACACCAACACCTTTGGTTATTGCCGAAGCGGGACTGCGAGCAGGAACCATTGACGCCAAACCAAATGCAGCAGCCAATGTGTTCAATACTACACCACCCACGTCACCATGATTGTATCTATACACAGCCTCTTCAACCGACATAGCTGTACCAGCTCCACTAAGTGCATTAGTAATAATTGGGGACTTGGCAAGTGCTGCACCAACAGACCTGAACGGCGCTATCAATTTATATGATTTATCCTTTAATGTTGCCGCATCTAAGGCTGATTTAGCTTCGCTAGTAGCAGATTGTGAAGTCTTGTATTTCGCAACACTTTCTTCTATCTCCTTAGCCTTTGCTAGTCTTGCGCTTGCTTCGTCGGATGCTTTTGTCAGCGCGGCTTGGTGTGCCGCTCTTTGTGCTGCAAACTTTGCATCCTGTTCCCCAGCAATACCCCTAGGTAGCATGAGCTGACTAGTGCCAGTTCCAGCAAGTGAGTAGCCCCCACCCATGCCCTTTATCTTGTTAAGATTGAGCAAGTCTTCGTTAATTAGTCTCTGTCCGCCAGTAGGGCTAGCCTTGGTCATGTCAGTAGCTGAGGCTAGTATGCTCTCTGGCAATTGATGCTGTGGCCCAGCCATAGACCTCATCCAGTTGGACGCACCAGACGCACCCTGAACCTTGGCACCAGACGCCCTGAGCGCTTCCTCGGCGGCAGCGGCTTCTCTTTGAGCTTGTGGCAATTGAGATTTGTATTCAGCCTCTAATGGTTGGTCTACAAAATGGGATGGCTTTGCTGTATTCTCAACTTGCATTTCACTTGGTAGTTTGAGACGGGCATCTTTTTCAGCTTTACTAGCTGTATTGAATGCATCAGTTGCCTCACCTACAGCCTTACTAAGTGGTATCTCTGGTTTTTTACCAAACGCTCCGCGCTCAATAAGTCCTTTCAAAACACCAATTGGTGTACCAACAGTAGCGGCGTCTGCGCTACCACCAATAAACACGCTGTCGTCTGGAGCGTTTTCATTGCCACTTCTTTTGCGTTCTTTGGCAATCTTTTGAGCCTCAGTCTCTCCGTGACCAAATATACTTGGCTCACCATCAGGGGGAGCATTTTCATCAGCAAGATTATAATTCTCACCAACCTTGGTGCCGTAATCAACGGTCTCTTGTGGCAACATCTTCATTGCCGCATCTGGGTCTTTTGCGTATAGAGCAAAGAACTTGTTACGCGTGTCTGTGCTTGTGTTGTAAGCTATAACAGCATTCTGTGGGGTCTTGTAGGTATTAAGCATATCCTTCAATATGAAAACACCACCATCTATATTGCTATCCAAGTCATTTGGATTGATGTTCATCTTGTGCTTTTTGTTGTACAGAGACACGGTATCTGGCATGAGTTGCATAATACCAATAGCACCAGCACTAGATGGCTTGTTTGGTATCCTTAGCTTACTCTCGGCATAAGCAACAGCAACAGCAAAGTCAGGGTCTACACCTTGCTTTATAGCAGAGTCCGCCACTCTTGAAGCGTTCTCTATTTGCACATTGTCTAGGTTTGACATATCCATTATTGAAGACCCTTCTTGCGTCTTTCTTGTTCCAACCTAAATCTATTAACGGGCGCATTAGATGTTGGTGTGGGCGTTACAGGCGTGGGAGCATTAATTATTTGTCCAGAAGCACTTGTGCCTTTGCTAGTATCTGGCTTAGCAGTAGGAGTAGAGCCTGTACTTTCAGAATTGACAGGCGCAAATGCACTAACAGATGCTTGTCTCATCTCCTCAAGGCGCTTGTTGTATTGATTGTCAATATTCGCACGCTCATCGGAATATAAAAAGTCAGAAAATGAATGTGTTTTGTCTTCTTTCCTAAATTTATTCCACGCCTTACCAACTTCTTTGTTATAAGTAGCTTCTGTTTGTATAGCCTCCATAGCAATTCTAATTGCCTTTGCGGTGTCAGTTGGCACACCAGCAAGTTGAGCATACAAAGCACCTTCCTTGGCATCGGTAGCACCTTCACCCGGTGCGCGTGAAACCCTACGGAAGTGGGTTACTAATTCAGCATACTTTCTATATACAGTCTGCAATGCCTCACGGTCTTCAGTTGATAGCTTATATGTTGCAACCTCACGTACTGGCAATGAGAATGACCCAAAGGTTCCAGCTTGTATACCCTTCTCAAAAGCCCGTCCGAAGGCATCGGCAATTCCGGGTTCATTAAGTAAGTCAAATGCCCTTTTGTTGCTTGTAGCAATACTCTGTATGTCCTTTGCGGTATTTGTAAGTGAATTGGCAGTTAAATACTTTGTATGGATTTGCGCAATCATTGGCTCTTCAGCCTTGATGTCAGCAAGTATCCTACCTTCGCTTCCCTTTTGTGAAAGCTGTCTCTCCTGTTCGGACGGTAGAGCGCTCCAGACGCCATCCCTTCCTTTTTTAAGCTCTGGTGGAAGCTCCCATCCTAGGTTTCTATATTCGTCATATAGCTTATTGATGTCACCGTCAAGGTGATATTGCTCAATGACTTTCTTGTACTTATCCATGTCCTTTGATGGAACATCTTTTACAACAAATCCACGCAATCCTTGTGGGGCAATGTCAAACTTTACGTTGCTTGCGGTTAGCTCTGCGGCTGCCGTCCTTCTTGCGTCAAGGTCTATCCTGACTCTCTCGGTTTCCCTCTTTTCCCTCTCTACAAGATGCTTCATTGCTTCTGGGTCTCTAAATGCTTCAACTATTTGGAAATCCCTTTCATTAACTTTGCTACTAGAGCCTCGTGGGGCACCCATAGCGGAGCCTGCACCAGTAGCTACCCCAGTAGCGGAGGCTGAACCTGTGGCTCCAGTAGCGCCAATAGTTGGCTGAGAAGTACCCGCTTGACCTTCATTACCGAAACGATGCGTTAGATACTCCCTAGAGCCAATCTGGCCTTGTAGCAGAGCTTGCTTCTGTGCAAGCTCCAGCTTCATCTTCTCTGTCTCTTGGGTTCTCAGCCAGTCCTTCTCTGCTTGTGTTGCGGCATTTCCAGCGGCGGCTCCCAATGACTCACCAAACGAACCAGTCTTAGTTGGCGCTAGGAATCCAGCTGCGGCTTGCATCAAAGTTGGGTCAAATGGGATGTTGTTTCTGCGTTCAAGGTTTGACCTCATCAACTCCATTTGGTCACTTAGTTGTTTTGAGGCGAGACTGCTCTTCGCAAGAACTGACTGAAGATAGTCTTCCTCAGTAGATTTCTGTGGAGCCTCTGTAATCATGTTGGCAACAATACCCTCTTGTTGAGCCTTGGGGTCAATTGTAGGGGGTGGGGGTGGTGCCATTTGCTGTAAAGGACTTGCCATAATTAACTCACCAAGTAGCCGTTAGCATCATAAAAGTTACCATTACCATCATGGTAAGCTGGACTCCCTACTTCACCGCCATCTGCGTGGCCAATTGAGCCACCGTCTTTTTCTTTTGGTTCTATTACCCTGCCTTTACCATATAAGGATGCAATCAAAGAACCCAACCCAGCTATCTGTGACAGTGGGCTATTCGAGTACGCTCCAGCTTGTGGCCCTACAGTCTGGGAAGTGCTACCAGTAGGTATCTGATACCCAGCCATCAGCCTAGAAAAGTTCTGAGCCTGAAGCATAGGGTTGTTCAGTATGTTCTGCTGAGTGGCTTGTTGTTGACCACCTAGGGTAGATAGCTCATTAAGCCCACCAATCCCCAGAGCCTGTTGCTGAGCGCCCAAGTTACCGAAAGACTGACCAGCTTGTAACTGGCGTGACAAGTCGTTCTGCGCGGCTGTGGTAGCGTTCTGATAGCCTGTCTGTAATGCACCAGTCTGCTGACCCATTAGATTGGCTTGCATATTAGCTAGGGTCTGACCTGTGGCGTTAGCTCCACGTGAAGAGCCAAAACTACCAGAAGAAACTCCAGCTGCACCAAGATTAGGCAACACGTTCTGTTGGATGTTTTGCTGTTGCAGACGAGCCATCTCGTCAGTAACATTGCGCGTGTATGGGTTCATGTAGTTCTGAACCACGTCAGGGGCTGTAGTCGTTCCAACTTGACCTAGTAGCTGTGAACCAGCACCCATACTCCCAGAGCCAGCAAAGGCTACATTGGGAGCCATGTTGTAGGCTTGCTGTTGTAAAGCAGATGGGCCTGCTACGCCACCTTGGGTAACCGCGTTCTGCCCTAGGTTAGCAATATCCTGTAGGTAGTTAGTGTAGAACTCAGGCGCAGTTGCTTGCGTCTGTGCCGTAGAGGTGACAGCTGGTAGTGGTGAGCCTTGGAATAAGTCAGCCATTATTTAATCCCTTTCATGTACGCCAGTGGCGATTTTGCTGGTGGCGGTATCTTATTCACTGGAGCTGCGCGTTTGTGTCTGCGAATCTCTTCACGCCATTTGTCTAGAATCTGTGAGCCAGCTTTGTTGGAACCGTCTCCCAACATTGACACTAAGTCCGAGTCCAGCACATATTCTCCGTCTGCGAGCATCGCTGGTATGTCATCAGACTGACCAGTTCCTGCTCCACTAACAGCCGCACCCATTCTGTAGTCATTCCTACCCTCAACCATAGGTACGCCACTTGGTCTAGGAAGACCGCCTGTCTTCATAGCCTGTGGAGCAAGTACCATGTTATCCATAGGTGAAACTTGCTTACCGAAAGTGTAATGGGTTTGACCAGATGATGCTAGTCCTCCATTTGCCATAGGTGGGGCTGTTGGGTTGGCTGTAGGTGCGGCTGGCGTCGGCTCTGGGTTAACAGGATTGAACCCCGGAGCATTGAGGTTATGGTACAAGTCTGTACCGCCATAGATGTCTGTGCCTGTCCCTACAGGGTTTCTGTACTGGTCGGCTGTGACTACGTTGGTAGGCCCTATACCGAAGTTAGTCGTGCGTGGGGTTAGCGCTCCCACCTTAGACATATCTACGCCTTGGTTCTGACCACCAGAGGAGCCAGAGCTGTTCATTAGCTGAGCTAACAAAGCTCCAACTAGCGCACCCTGAACGCCACCGTTTTTAAGCATATCTGTAATACCAGACAGCCCTCCAGGTGTATCTGGTGATGTGGTATTGGTACCACCAACTGATGGCATAGACACTGTAGTTCCAGAAGTATCATTATATGGCATAGACACTGCAGTTCCAGAAGTATCATTATATGGCGTAGCTATTGGTGATGGAGAGTCAACTGGCATACCCATATTGTTATATGTAGCCACACGGTGAGTACCATCTAGTAACGGGGTGGAATATGTACCATTTCCATTATCAGAATAGCCAGCGGCTAACATATCTTTAGACCTGTCTATATTTTCGTAGTCAGAAAAATTCTCATCCAATGGCATAACCCTAGCTGACAAGTCAATTGGAAAATCAACTGGTGTACCAAATTTGTTATATCCCTTTGTCAAAGGACTGTTAATTGGTGTGCCCATATTATCAAGTGTAACTATACTGCCATCCTGTTGCATGGTGGAATATGTGCCGTCTCCATTATCGGAGTATCCAGCGTTCACCATGTCTTGAGACCTGTCTCTATAGTCTGCGGTTTGGGCACTATTTTGGTAGTCCAACTCAGACTGTGATGGACGACCTCCACTATAAAAGTGTTGAACATTGCCACCATTTCTCATCATAGTTATTAGTCCGCCTTCTTTTCCTATCTGCACTTCTTCTTCAATAGGTTGGGTGTCTTCGCTTGCAAGCGTGTCACGTGTTGTGTCATATACAGTACCATCAGCATAAGAAATAAAGTTTCCTTCGCTATCGTATATGTTTCCTTGGTCATCCATCATGTATCCAGAGTCTGCAACAGTGGTGTCAGGGGTCTCTGTGTACGGCACATCAGTGTATGGACTTGAGATTTCGTTGTAATCCTTATCAAAATAAACTGGATTATTAGGGTCGCCAAGGTATATATACCCATTGGCACCTTGGTTTGAAAGAACTAGGTTTCCACTTCCGTCGTACATATTCCCATTGCCGTCTTGGTAATATCCACCACCCAAGTCTTCGCTTACGGTTGTGCCAGATGTATCCTTATACGGTGCGCTACTTACTACAGGCTTGGTGGCAGGCTTAGTTATTCCAATTTGCGGTAGCGTTGTATCTAGCTTTAGGGGTAAACCACCACTAGTGCTACTTGAAGGATTTTGTTTGGCAGTGCTACTTGAAGGATTTTGTTTGGCACCGCCGTCTACAGGCTTGGTTATAGGTTTGGTTATTCCAAGAAAGTCAGTTAGTGTCTTGCCAGTCTTGTCGTTTAATAAGTTACCTGCAATCGCTCCAGCTCCAGCACCGACAAGAGTGCTAGTAATTGGTGAGCTAGTGCTAGGCGGAGATATGGTAGGTTTTTGAAATGTTGACGTACTAGCTGGCTGAGTAATTGATGTGGGGCTACTAGGTGCTACACCGCCTGACGGTACAGTAGGCGTCGCACCAGATGGGATTACAGTAGAAGTAACTGGGGCATGGATTCCAGCTGTCCCTAATGTACCAATGCTACCAAAGGTAGGGGTTGGATTTGGGTCACCCTTTTTAACTAAAATTGCCATAATTTATCCCCTCAACCTCTTTAGTAGTGCTGTCAATCCAGAAATATTGGAAACTGGTGTCAGTGTGCTTATATCAGCATACTGCGCTGGTGCTTTATATTGGTTCGCGGTACTAGGTGCTACTGTTGGTATCATGGGAGTTGGCGCTGGAGCCTGTTGCCTCATCCTCATGGTAGCTATTTGTGTTGGTGACAACTTGTTCGGCATAGCCCTACGTGGCAATCCACCAGTTGGTCTAACTGCACCCATAGCGGCACCAGTAAGCGCTCCAGTAGCCGCTCTAGTCAAATACTTCTCTGCTACAGCACCCAGTTTGCTAGGCTCTTCTTTTGGTTGCTCTGTGGTCTGCTCAGTTGGTTGCTCCACCGCAACTTGTGTGGTTGGCATATCAGCGGCATTACGAGCTACTGGTTGAGGTGTCTCATCGGCGGCTCTATTGATTGCACCAACGTCTGTAGCTACAGTAGCTGTTTTGTCCCCAAGTCCAGATACTGCTACTGGTTGGCTAGTTGAGGTATCAGACACAGCCGCAAGACCACCAGATGGTGTCTGATTAATACCGCCGGGTGTGGAGGTTTCAGTATTAACTAGGTCTGTTAGACTTTTAGGTACTGCACTATTCTCCCATGGAGACTTGTTTACAGGGGTCTCTGTTGGTTGACCGTATTCATCAAGAATGCGCTGTGCATCTGCACCAGTTGATAGCGGAAGTGCGTTAGACGTATCGTCTGTAGATACAGTAGGCATATCAACAGGCTCTAGTGGTGTAGATACTGGAGCATCTGGTGTGTCTGGTGTGGCAAGCGTATCCTGTACTGGCACATCCGTCATTGTCGGAGTGTAGGAGTTGTATTCGTTCTTAGCGAAGTTTACGACATCGCTAACACCAGCTGTTATTCCACCAGTAACTAAAGCATTCCCTGCCACATCGAAGAAATCGCCACCATTAATCTCAGCCTTGGTTCCAGCAACAAGGGCGTTAGTTCCGACATTTGTTATCTGCCTTGCGGTTGCGTCTGTAATGCCATCTGGTAAGATTG